TATTGTTAGCAGAAGTTCCAACATTTAAAGTAGCTGCTGTTCCTAATCCTGTAATTTTAGAATTATCAATTGCATTAACAGCTAAGTTAATAGTTCCTGAAGATGTAATAGGTGAACCTGTTACTGTAAATTCTGAAGCACCTGCATCAGCTACCGCTACTTGCGTAACTGTTCCACCAGAAGATGGATATACTTTTGTAAAGGTAATATCTGAAACACCTAGAGTTGCAGAAGTGTCAGTTGTGCAAAGGTATAAATCATCACCATTTGCTGTACCTTCTTGGATTACTACAATTTGTCCAGCTAATTCTGATATAGTATCGTAATCTGCATTTCTTGTAGCTGTTCCACTTGCCACAACATCATAGATACCATTATCACTAGCAGATGTTTGGTTTTTAACTAAAACTTTATTTCCTGTAACCAATGTAACACCATCTAATGTATCACCATTTTGAAGGTCAGCAGTTAAATCAATATTAGCAGTTGTTGCTACTCTAGTAATAATTCTAGTTTTTAATCCTGTTACTAAATTATCTACATAAGTTTTGGTGGCTGCATCTGAACCTGCACTAGGACTTCCTAATCCTGTTACTGCTCCACCTGTGATAGAAACATTGTTTGCGTTTTGAGTTGCAATTGTTCCTAATCCTAAAGTTGTTCTTTGAGCAGAAGCATCTGCATCATCTAATAAAGCTTTACCAGCAGTTGTTAAATCATAAGTTCCTGCTGTGCCTGAACCTGTAAATTGAATACCTTTGTTAGCTGCTGAAGTTAATCCTGCAATAGCAGAAAGTTCTGCATCATATGCTTGTACATCTGTTCCAATAGCTACACCTAAATTAGTTCTAGCAGTTGAAGCAGAAGTTAAGTCAGATAAGTTATTTGCTTTAACAAGTTTAGCATCTAATTGAGTTTGGATATTAGATGTTACATTATTTAAGTAACCAAATTCTGTATTTGAAATTGTACCATCATGGATTTTAGTTGCGTCAATTGCAGCACTAGCATTGATGTCAGCATTAACAATTGTTCCATCTGCAATCTTAGCACTTGTTACAGCACTATCATTAATTTTAGCAGTTGTAATTTGAGCATCAGCAATATGTTGAGTATCAATAGAACCATCTACATAATGTTCTGAGTCAATACTGTCATCAGCAATTTTTGCATTAGTAACAGCATCTGCTGCTATTTTCGCAGTAGTAACAGAACCATCTACCAATATAGAAGTAGTAACTGAATTTGTTGGAATAGAAGTATTGGTTCCAGATAAAGCTGCTACATAAATAGTTATTGATTCATTTTGTAATGATCCAGAATCCCAAGTAACATTTACAGTTGTGTTTGTAGAAAATGAAGATGAGCTAATGGTTCCGTAAATAGTTCCTGTAGATGAACCTACAGCTCTTACTCTACGATTAGCATGATAGAAAGATGTTACGTCAACTCCTGCTACTGTAAATGAAGTTGCACTAGCATAAGCAAATGTAAATGATGCATCTCCATCTCCATAGATAATCCATTGGCTATCGTTATACCATTCTCTAGTGTCTGCAAGAATAGCTCTTATTGCATTATTAATATTAGAAGGTAACATACCTTCTGCAATACTAACTCCTCCTACTGATGTGTTATTTGCTGCTGTGCTTGAGTAATCTTTAATTCCTGTCATGTATTATCCCATAAACCATGCAAAAACTTTGTCAGTTTCTACATTATTTTTATTAATTAAACTATTAACAGATTCTTCCAATTGTCGTTGAAAAAACTCTTGAGTTTCAAAACTGTATCTAACATTATCTATATCTCTTTCAATAACATCAGCCATTATCTTAAACCTGCTTTACTAGCTATTATATCAATACCTTGTGCATGAGTAAACAAAGTACCAGAAGGTACTTTAATATTAGCTTTAAAATATCTACCAGATTGTCGTACTGGATTCATGCCAGTACTGTTCATAACTGAGGTAGAAGACGTTGATTCTGCATCAGCTAATCTATCTCTAGTTTTAATAGTAACAGTAGCTTCTGCATCAATAATTGGTCTAATTCCTTGAATACTTGCTCTTAAACCAGGGAATACTTCAAATTCGCTAGTTTCAATTTCAGAAATATTAGACGTTCCTGAAAAAATAGCAGCTTTATAATTTTCATCAATAGCACCTAAATATCTTTGTCCACCAGACCAAAAATCTGTATCTAATGCAATATTAATATTCTCTAAGTTTTGAGAAATAATATCCATTAATTCTACAGTATAAGCTCCCACAAATTGTGAAAAAATAAAAGATGAATTAGCTTCTGACAATGACCATTTTTGTGTAGTATAATTATAGATTAAAATTCTATCACAAATACCTGTAGTATTGTTTGTGTTTTGTGCAGATGGATATAACCATAAAGCTAATTGATTAAATGGATCAGTAGCTGCTACAATTCTATCTGTAAATGCTTTGTTTAAATCTAGATCAAAAAATCTATTTACTTTTTCTGCTCCAATAGGAATCACGCTATCACCATTAATTTGATAAAATCCATCGTCTGCATAAAAGAATACTTGTCTATTATCTTGACAAACTGTTTGTCCGTAAACAGCTCCTCTATTAGGAGAGATAACTGAAAACCTAAATATTGTTGCACCACCTACATAGTCCATACGAACTATTTGGTTTTGTCTAAAGATATACCCAACTTCTCCAGAAGATATGGCAACAATTTCACCACCTGAACCAGGTAAGTCTTGATAGTCTGCTTGTTTATTTCCTGATGTCCATGTACCAATATCATTAATACCAGACCATTGAACTCTATTGGTATTACTAGCTTGATTACCTGTAACTAAAAAATCTCTTATAACACCACTTGTTCTAAATACTGGAGGTGTTCCATCTGTTGCTATAGCAGAAAGATTGGCAAAGTTAGTAGATGTTCCCATTAAATAATATTGAGGTGCATCTACACCATTACTTGCTATGACATAATTACCAAACTGAGTAAATGTCCAAAAGTCTGTATTACCACCAGTTAACGATCCTTTTCTTGAAGTAAAAGTTCCACCATCTAATTGATATAAATCTGTATTCGTTGCAACAAAGTTAAAAACATTGTTTGCTCCATCTCTAAATGAACCGCCACCTCTACAATCAGCTCCAATATTATTGGTAGAATAATTAACTAATGATGGAAATCGTTTATATGTATCAGAAGCATAATAAACATTAGTAGCAACATTTGCACCTGGATTGTTATGACTAGGTTGATCTGGTAGCCATTCTCCAAATTTTAATTGCATAAGACTCCTAACTTGATGCTTTTCTACGATAGAAAGATAAATCTGTTCCTACGTCTGTTCTTTGAATAACAGGTGCAGCACCATAAGAGTCTGTTCTATCATTGTTCTCGCATCGTTCTAAACATGCTTGATACATTCCTAACCATTGTTGTTGCTGTGTAGGCTCGATACCACCCAAAAAATTAGATGCATGATACAAGCTACCATAAAGATAAATGCCAGGATGATTGGCAAGGATATAGTTACTAGCATTTCCAGTAGATAAACTAGGAAACGCTTTATAGTATTGTAAATAGCCTGTATACGAAGAATCAGGCGTTGGAGCAAATCTAAAACTTTCTGTAGCATTATCTGATTCTATACCATAAACTCTAGGTATACCAGAAGTACTTGCCCCTTTAGTTTTAAACATATTTGCTGGGGATATATATTCTAATTGATACTTAGTACTTCCTGATAAAATATAAAATGATCTTACTCCAATAAATCCAGTTGGAACAGTTATTGTTTCTGCATTAACTGTAACTTCGTCAATTTGTTCCATCTGTCTAATTCTAAGCTTAGCATTAAAATCTGCTTCGCATAACGTAATAAAATCTCCAGATATTTCTGAAGTTAAATCAGATCTGTTAAGCCAATTAGCTATTGATGTTTTTAATTCTGTATATGTTGTTAATGCCATTAAAATTTCCCTGATGCAGTTCTAAAATATTTATAGTCACTACTATTAAGTTTTTGTTTTAAAATTTTTTTTCTAGTTTCGTGTGGTAATCCAAACCAATTATTGGTACCATTATATTCTTTAGTCCACAAAGTTAAAACAAGTGTAGGAATACTAGCTACACGTTTCATGTCTTTGCCTACATTGTAACCTGAATCACCTTGGTTATATAAAGTTTTATTTTTTTTTAAGATTGAGTCTGTATTTTGAGATTGTTTAACAGTAAGTTTGCCATCTTCTTCAAAATAGTACTTTGTACCATCAGAATCTACAGATCTTAAAATACTCATTACTCACTTAGTTCAGTTACGTATAAATTTACAGTTCCAATTACAGCTACTTTTTCTCCTTGAGAAACTTTAAAAAATTCAGAAGTTTTAGCTTCCATAAATATTTTAGAAGTAGTTGCTGTAGGATTAACACCAAATTCTATATGACAATCAGCATCTGGAATAACTCTAACATATTCAATGTTTGTTCCAAATGCAGCAGATTGTGCAGATGTACCTGCTGAATTTACTTTTTGCGTTGTTACTGGTCGCATTCCTATATGCATATTTTTCTCCTATTAATTAATAGGGGGAGTTTTTACCCCCCCTATAAAGATTATCTTCTAATTACAAATGTTATCACACATTCACAAGCAGTTGAAGATCCACCATCAGAAATGATTTCGATAGCAGAACCTTCTTCTATTCTGTTTAATGCAGAAGGTGTTGAAGAATCAACATCTCCAGCAGCAGAACCTGATTGAGTAACAGTGATAGCACTATTAGTCATAGCAGTTCCGCCAATCTCAAATGTTAATGCAGCATCAGCTACAGTAATAGCATTTTTGATTGAAGTATAAATTTTAACAACATTACCACTATCAGGTGCTGTTACAAATGTAGATCCAGCAGTACTAATATCAGTTACTTTGGTTGTTAAAAAGTAGTCGTTTAATGTTCTCATTTTGTTTCTCCTACGTTCCGTCTATATCTCCTTAAGACTTCATAGTTTTATTGGGGGAGAACAAAAGGAGAACTCCCCCAACATTATTTATTTATTACGATGTAGTTAAATCGTAAACACCGCCAGATGCAGCTTCATTTCTAGAGATCAATGTGAATTCGACAAGCATTTGTCTTTTCTCACTGTCACCAGTTTTAGATAGTTCATGCATACTGAAATCTCTCAAGAACCCGATAGACCAATAGTCCATGTCTAGGACATGAGCATCTCTATCTCTTGAGAATCTGTTAGGTACAACTTCTAGATCACCGAAGTCTGAAGAATATACATCAATAGAAGTATATAAAGTTTTATCTTCAGAAGCATCGAATCTAGTAGATCCACCAGTAAAACCAGAAATTTTCTGTTTATTGAATGGGCCTACCATGATGACAGAAGGGTTACCGCCAGCGTTCCATACGTTTTTGATAACTGTTTTCAAGTTAGCTTCAGTTAACGCTGCTTGAGTACCATCAGTTCTAGCTGTATTGCCAAGACCGCCTGATGCTCCATCGCCTGCAAATACGTCATTAGACGCAATCCAAGAATTAATAGAACCAAATTTTCTAGCTGTTGAACTATTGCCAGAAACTTCAGCTTGGTTAGCTAACAATGTAGCTTCCATATCTCTCTTAAGTTCTTTAGATTTTTTAGCGATTTGGTACGCTAATTCTGATGCTCTACCAGCTTTATCAACTGCTTCTTGAGTACCAGTGATCACGACAGTTTTGTCCATGATCTGTGTTGTGTTTGAAAGTCTAGTTGTCGCATCGACAGAATCTAGACTAGCATCGTCACCTTCAACTACTGCGTTAGAAGTAGAAGCTGCGGCTAAACTATCAGTTTGCCACTCGTGCAATGTGTTTCTTACTGCTTCTCTTGCTGCTGAACTCATGAAAGGAGTATCAGTAGGAGAGATTGAGTAAATAACGTCTTGCAAGTCTTCTCTTATACCAACAGCATCGTAAGTGTCGAATGTGTTTGTTGGTTGTGCCATATTATTTTCTCCGTTAGGTTATTTAGTTAACATACCTAAAATTGCAGACTGGGCATCTTCAAGACGACCAGTTTTTTTCAACTTAGATATTTTATTCCTTACGACATTCCTTTGAGAACCTTCAGTAGTAGCAACACCAGGTTTTACAACTTTAGGAGCTTTTTCTATTTTCTTTTGGACAATAGGTTTGCTTTGTTTAAAGTTGTTATAAGCCATCGCATCTTTAAGTATCAATAACAATCTATGATCTGATACTTCTGATATTTCTTGATCGTTATAACCATATCCTTTTAATAAGGTTTTCATACCAGATTTAAAAGAATCGATTTTATTAGGATCAGAAAATTCAGGGATACGTTCTTGTGCAAGTC